GATCTCGCCGCAGCAGTCGAAAGGAAACGGACATGCCAGTCATTGTCACTGCAAGTCAATTGCGCACGGTGCTTGGCGTGTCCGTTTCACTTTATTCAGACAGTTACCTTGACGAAATTATCAACACAAGTGAAGCGGTTATTTTGCCAATGCTGGTTGCAAACACTTCAGCAATTAACGCCTACAAATTAGATTCCAACGTCGCTTATTTCTACACCCAACGCGAACACCACTTTGTTGCAGGTCAATCAGTCATTGTGACTGGACTACCAGCACCTTTCACCGCCACTCACACAGTGGTCAAATCAGAGATGAACTATTTCACCGCAGCACTCACTTCAACTGACGTGACTTTGCGCGACATAATCCCAACAGGCACGGCAACACTTTCAGGCTATTCCGCAGCTGATATTTACGCCACAAGTGCGCCAATTGAATCAGCCGTTCTTGCAGTCAGTGTTGAGGTGTTCCAATCACGCGTTGCAGCAGGCGGTCAGATTGAGGGCGTGGACTTTGCAAGTACGCCTTACAGAATGGGACGCAGCCTTACCAATCGCGTGTCCACATTGCTCATGCCATTTTTAGACGTTGAAACGGTCTGCCAGTAATGCCAGCCAACGCCGTCGCCGATACCCGCGCAGCCTTAGCCACCGCCTTTTCTTCACTTTCGGCAACTTGCTACGCGTCAGTACCTGAATCACCAATTCCACCAGCAATCGTTATTGTGCCCGATTCGCCTTACATGGAAGTTGTGTTGATTGGCAAGGCTTCAACCAAAGTCAAAATCAACTTTGCAATCACTGCCATTGTTGCTTCAAATAGCAACGCTGGTTCGCTTGATAACTTGGAAAAACTCATAATCGGAATTCTTGCGGCAATGCCCGCAGGATACGTTGTTGGCGTTGTTGAAAAGCCAACAGTGTTGGAAGTAGGCCAAAGTCCAATGCTGGTTGCTGACATTAACGTTTCGACGTACTACACACAAACTACTTAAAAGGAGATAACGTGCCAACAACGATCATCACGGGTCGCGATTTAATCTTGACGATCGCGACCGTTAACTACGACGCGCAGGCGACCAGCGTGGTTCTAAGCAATGCACCAACAGTCACCACATATCAGACACTTGACGGCAAGGCTTACAAGCACATTGACGACCAGTGGACTTTAGATGTGGAAATGCTTGCAGACTGGGGCGCGGCTTCATCACTTTGCGAAGCACTTTGGACTGCATGGGAAGGTTCACCAAATACAGTTTTGGCCGTTTCATTAACTGCCGCAACTGGTGCGGTCTTCACTTGCAACGTCATGCCAGTTGTTCCGTCAATCGGCGGTGCAGCACCTGACGCACAGACAGTTTCACTATCATTCGTGGTAGTTGGAAATCCAAGCGAAACGTTCTAAACCTAACAATCGGGAGACAAAATGAAACTACCAATCACAATTGAATACACCAACGGGGATCAGATAACTTACACGGCTGCGCCCCCTGAATGGGTTCGTTGGGAAAAGCACACGGGTAACACCATTGCACAGGCACAGGAAAAAATCGGAATATCCGATTTGGTATTTCTTGCCTATCACGCCATGAAACGTGAAGCAGCGGGCAAACCAGTGAAGCCAATTGACATTTGGACTGAAACAATTTCTGAAGTCATTGTCGGTGAAGCAAACCCAAAAGCCACCCAGTCGGAAGCCTTGCCAGAGTAGTTTGGGAGTTAGCCCTAGCAACAGGGTTATCGCCCAGCGAATTCGAAGCAGCTGAAGACATTCTGACAGTGTTGGAAATCTTGGAAGGACGGGCAAATGGCAAGTGACGCAATCGCTTACGACAAGGCTGAATTGCGTGCCATTGTCCGTTCCTTTAAAGCCATGGACGACGAAGCAATTGCCCAAGCAAAACAACAAACTTCAAAACTTGCTGATTGGGTTCGTGGGAAAATCATTGACGCTGCGGGACGTTCTAGGAATTTGCTGGACGATCGTGTGGCACAAGGTTCAAAGGTTTCCAAATCTTCAAAGATTGGTGAAATGAGTTTTGGTTTTGCTGGTCAAAAACTAAGCGGTGGGGGCACAACGCAACAACTTTGGGGCGGTGCTGAATTTGGTTCAAACCGCTTGAAACAATTCCCAGTGTGGTCAGGTCGTGAAGGTCGTGGTTCGCGCGGTTGGTTTATATATCCAACGCTACGCAGTGCCCAGCCTGAAATTGTCCGTCGCTGGGAAGAATCGTTTTCTAAGATAGTGAAGGAGTATGACTAATGGCTGGTAGTCGCACGCTTAAACTTTCCATTCTTGGTGACGTTGACAATCTCAACAAATCGCTGAAATCTGCAACCCAAGACGTTGACACATTTGGCGACAAGATTGGCAAGACTGGCAAAATGATTGGCGCGGCGTTTGTCGCTGCTGCCGCTGCTGCTGGTGCTTACGCCGTCAAAATAGGCATTGAAGGGGTCAAGGCAGCCGTTGAAGACGAAAAGGCACAGACACAACTTGCCCTTGCCTTAGAGAACGCCACAGGGGCAACCAATGCGCAAATCGCGGCAACAGAACAATCCATTCTTAAAATGTCACTTGCCACGGGTGTGGCTGACGATCAGTTGCGCCCAGCCTTGGGACGCTTGGTGCGTTCAACTGGTGACATTACAAAGGCACAAGATTTACTTACAAACGCACTAGACATTGCAACTGCCACTGGTAAGCCACTGGAAACCGTTGCCAATGCCTTGGGCAAGGCTTATGACGGCAACAGTGCTGCCTTGGGCAAATTGGGAATCGGTCTTTCAGCTGCTGAATTGAAGACCATGAGTTTCACACAGGTACAAGGTCGCCTTTCAGATTTATTTGGCGGCGCGGCAGCACGCAACGCAGACACTTACGCTGGACGCATTGCCCGCATGCAAGTGGCATTTGACGAAGCCAAAGAGACAATCGGGTTTGCCTTGTTGCCAATCCTTGAAAAAGTTATCAACTTCATCAACCAAAATGCACTGCCAGCAATCAACGCATTTTCAAACGCGTTCAGTCTTGACGGTGGTGGTCTTGGTGGACAAATTACGCAGGTGGGCAATCTACTGACCGCAGTCTTCACGCCAATCATTAACGGACTTGTGAAGGCATTTGGCTACGTCAGGGACGCAATCGGCGACAACCTTGAAACCTTTAAAGTGTTCGGCGCATATATTGCGACTTACCTTGCACCAGTAATCGGCACAGTTTTGGGCGGGGCTTTACAGGTAGCAGGCAAAATTGCAGGCGGCGTCATTGACGTCATTGCTGGTGTGGTCAGAATTTTGAACGGTTTGATTTCAGGTGCAGTTGCAGGAATTAACGCCTTGATCAGTGCTTACAATTCGATTCCATTCTTGCCTAACGTTTCCAAGATTTCTGCACCAAGCGTGAACGTCCCAAGCATTTCAGTGCCAAAAACGTCAACGCCTTCAATTCCTTCAGTGCCAACAATTAACCTTCCAAGCAGCGCAGGAAGCACGGGCACTGCTACTGGTGGCGGTATTGCCGCAGCGGCAAGGGCTGGGGCAGGCGTAGCCGCTGCGGTTGCTGGTGGTGGATTTACTGATTCACAAAATGCAGCACGATTGGCAGCTGCTGGGGGCGGTGGCTTCACCGATTCCCAAAACGCTGCACGCATAAGCATTACAGTCAACGGGGCAATTGACAAAGAAGGCACGGCACGCACAATTGTTGAAACATTGAACAATTCTTACTATCGCGGCACTGGTGGTGCAACCGCGCTTGTGGCGATCTAATGACGCAGTGGAATCCCATTTGGAAGGTTGAAATTGACGGCGTTGAATACACCGACGCAATTTTGGCAAATTTAACAATCCGCAGCGGTCGGACAAATATCTATGAGCAGGCGCAGGCAGGCTACGTCAACATTCAATTGTTGGATTTGGCGCAAACCATAATCCCAGTCAATATCAATTCAACAATCGGTGTTTCAGTTAAGGACACCGCAGGCGTATTTGTGGCAATCTTTGGTGGCA